GTATTTCAAATTTTCTTCTAGTCGTTAGACTGATATAAGAAAGAATTGGGATACTGTGTTATTCACGAAAGTAAGGCACGCTACGGCGATAAATCCTTGTTTTTGCGTTTGACAAAATGCCTATCGATAGCAGCACTATACTGGGTATTATCAATGAAGAGGAGGTGGTGAGAGCGGCGATAGCCACGAGCGCCACACGTACCAACTCTGAATTACACAGGACTGTTTGTGAGCACATTCGCGGGCAGTTCTTAGACACCGTGGAAAACCAAAAAACAAAAAAAAAAATAGATGTTAGGAGGGACTTGACGCAGGAGCAATTGCAGTTGTTGAATGATTTGTATCCTGAGAGGCACATTGTTACTAGCAACTGCGAGCGTGGCACTCATAGTTTTGCGGCAGCCTCCAGAAAGATTGAGACAGATTTGATATTGAGTCGTATCCCCAAGAACGCCAACGTTTATGATATTGGTGGTAATTGGGCCACGCACTTGAAAAGAAAAGACCTGAGGAAGGTACACTGCTGTTGTCCGATATTAGACTTCCGCGATGCTCAGAGGAAGACCACTAGATGGTTATCTGTGGAGAAGTTTATAACTGATCGGAATGAGTTGATGCCGGAGGTTGGTGAAAAGCTTAAGGAGATACAAGAAGATGAGAACTTCATTAGCGGCAACCTGAGGAAAGGGTTGGTGGAACCGAAGTTCTTGACTGGTAAGTGGTACTGTGAGAATAAGTTTGAGGATTGTGTTTTTAAGGCTGAAAAGGCTTATGCCATGGCTATCCATAGCATATACGATATTGCTCTGGATGATCTTGCGAATGCGATGGAAGAGAAACGAATTAAGTACTTGATGGGTACGTTTCTATTTTCGGTTGACATGTTGATCGGAAAGAAGAGGGGTGAAATGACGACTGTTGATGGTTTTTACGAAATCGATGGGGAAGACGTGAAGTACGGTTTCTATGATGATACAAACTGCGGTTACAAGCACAATATGCAGCAACTTATGGAATACTTGACCAGGACTTTTGTGAAGGCGAAGGCTGGTTCAGTGTACTATCTGGAGTTGACGGAACAGAGAGGAGATGTCATGTTTTTCTCCATGACGGATGCGACGGAAGCTAGGATGCATGGTGTGGCGCAGGATGAATCATTTAAATGTATACCGATTGATTCCAAAGACAATGTCGTTTTTCCCTTGTTCGAATTGGACAAGCGCACTGACGTGCTTGTGTTTTCGGAAATAATACTGTCCAGGACGTTTGTGAGAAGAGCGGTGGAGTACACGGCAAGACTGAAGCCTAATCAGCTGAATGCAGAGACGGTTAATAGCTATTTGACCTCGACCAATAATACTGTGATTATTGGTGGCTCTGCCAAGAAAACGGTTGAGAAAGTAGATGCGCTGCTGATTCAGCAAATTACCACTACACTGATTGTATGGACTGAGTTGATGAATGCCCGACAGAAGAGAGTGTTGACGCAATTAAGACTGCAAATGAAGGACGATGTGAATTTCTCATCGCTTGCCCAGGCGGCCTTTCACAAGGTTTTTGGGAAAGTGAGTACATATCAGAAGGCGCTGAGAGTTTTTGCTAGGTGGATTTCTTACTGTCACGGATCAGACGCTATAGAGTTCAGAAATGTGCCCTTGTACGTCGAGATTACGGATAGAGTGAAATTATGGAAGCAACACGCGCCCAATCATGGTTTCTCCTTTGACTTGGAGGGTTTGGATGCCAAGATTGAGCTGCACAAGGAGCTGGAGAGAGAGAGAAAAGCAATTAGTGAGTATGTGGCTTCGGACAAACTTGGTGAGTTGTGTCCTAAGGAAGTCGACGCGGGAAGTGTCACTGAAGTTAGGGAATACCAGGACGGACGAAGGAGAGCGACTGCTAGCGATCTTAAATCCGGTGAGGTTTTCACTAATTTTGTTGACGATTGGTGTAATAAGGAAGATCATTTTAATCACAGGCATACGGACGCTGAGCACAAGTATTCCGCTATGGTGGCGATGCTAAAATCTATATGGGAGGTGTTTGTACCTTCTATGCAGTTCGCACCTGTTTATGTTGATGTTGATGCGAAGCTTGACTCGGTAGCGGACGATGTCGTCGTTTCCGACGGAAGTGATGACGATGATGATGATGCACCTACGGCGCCAGAGGTTGTGGAAGTTACAGTTGAAAAGGAAAATGCGGAAGTGCTGCCTGCGGTTGTGGATAGAGCCGCAGTGTGGAGGGACTATACAGAGGCGTTGCTGAAAGGGAAGAATGTGACTCTTCCTTTAGAGGTTTTGAGGACACCCGTCCCCACTGCACTTGAGAACACGGAACTGTGTGTCAGATCAAATGGGAAAGAGGTCCTTGTGGTTCCTGTTTTGAGGACACCAGCCCCCACTGCACCTGAGAGCGTGGAGTCATGTGTTAGATCGAAAGGGAAAGAAGTCCTTGTGGTTCCTGCAGAAGTACCACTTAGAGGTAGTTCGTCACGTTCTAGCGAAAGTGAGGTGCGCACTGAGCATGAATTGTTGGAGGTGGATATGCGGGTGCTCGCTGCCGTGACGGAAGCTTTAGACGAAATGGAGAAATCGTTGAAAGTGGTGGTGCCGGAAACGCCTTGCAAACCGTTGTACGTCTCCGACATTACCGATTCAGACGATGATAGTGAACCAGGTTCCAAACCTTGGGGTTTGCTGGCAGAGGAAGAGAGTGATGATTCGTTTTATATCAATTCAGAGCTGATCTCTAACTCTGTGAAGAAAGGGGTATTGCCTAAGCAGCCTGACTTCAGGAAGTTTCCCACTGTGCAGCAGAAAGCAAAGCATGAGTTCATGTGGTACTTGCGCTGCAAGATAACATCAGATCGCACGACACTTAGAAGTATCATTGACGATCACTTGAGAGGGGTCTTTCACAACGGTAATTGTGAGCTGCCTAGTGACTCGTGTTTTTTAGACTACACAAGCAACAATGGAGGCGAATGGGTGTATGGAAAACCATCCAGAGTTGGTCATTGTTACGGTGTGGGTTTTTCGCTGAGTTCGGCAGGGAAAGTTATCAAGTGTGAATTGATGAAACTGATATGGGATGTCGATGAGCGGGGTAACCCTTCGCAAAAGCCTTTCAATACGAAGACAGTGCAGTACATGCTGTTGAGTGACATAACATTTTTGATGAATGAGATGTTGATTTTTAGGAACCTGCAGGCTTCTTTGTTGCGGAAGGACAGGACGAAACAGGCTGTTATCATGTTAAAGGATGGCGTACCCGGATGTGGAAAATCCACCTGGATCTTAAACAATGCAAATCATGTGAAAGACGTTGTACTTTCTATGGGAAGAGAGGCGACTCTCGATCTGAAGGATAAATTTGCGAGAAAGTATAAGTGTCAGGAAAGAGAGCTGAAGAGAATACGTACTGTGGATTCTTATTTAATGCATGACTGCGGAAAGACGCTTAGGGCCAGCGTCGTGCATTTTGATGAGGCACTGATGGCACATGCTGGGATGGTGTACTTCTGCGCTGATCTGTTGGGTGCGAAGAAGGTTATCTGTCAAGGTGATTCACAGCAGATTCCCTTTGTGAACAGGGTCGAATCTATATCACTTCAGTATGCTAAATTGGTTATAGATCGGACTGAAAGTGTGCGGATGACGTACAGATCTCCTATCGACGTCGCGCACTACTTGAATGCTAAGGCTTATTATGATGGTGGAAGGGTGACGACAAAGAATGAAGTTTTGAGATCTATGTCGGTTGTCGGACCTAGAGGCACGAGGCCTATGAATTCTGCATATTGCGTTCCTTATGTTAAGGATACGCAATACTTGACGTTTACCCAAGCTGAGAAGGATGACTTATTTAAGGCGTTGAGGTCTAAAGGCTCTGTGAGTGTTAATACTGTGCATGAAGCTCAGGGAAAAACTTTCGACAATGTAATTTTAGTGCGTTTGAAAACCACGGAAAATCCCATATATCCAGGGGGACTGAAGTCGAAGCCTTATACTATTGTTTCTGTGACGCGGCATCGTCGTTCTTTAGTCTACTACACCGCTGTGGAGGATAGGTTGTTTTTCGATATTGGCGAGATGAAAAGTGTGATGGAAGACAAACTGATGAAGAATTTGAATCTCGAGAATCAGAAATGACGGTTTGGGTCGAAATACGAAACTATCTTAATATGTGATAGAGAAGTGAAGGTTCCGGACACAGGAGATCTTGTAATGATTCAAGATTTTTACGATCGAGTGTTTCCGGGAAATTCTACGATGGAATCGTATTTCGACGGGTATGAGGTAGCAACTGGTGACATTTCTATTGAAGTTGAAAACTGTACTGTGCAACCTCACAAGAATGTTAGGGTTTGGCAAGAAAAATCTGGTTTGGTGCCTGTTTTACGGACTGCGATGCCTGAGAAGCGACAAAATGGTATGATCGAATCGTTACTCGCGTTAAAGAAAAGAAACATGGCTGCATCTAAGTTACAGGAAGCGGTAAACGAGTTTGAACTTATTGAGAGGACTATTGACAGAGCAAAGAAGATTTTCTTAAATGAAGATATGATCGATTGTTCGGCCACTTCTACTATGGAATCTAATATGCGTTGGTGGGAAAAACAGTCGCACACAGCTAGGCAGCAATTACTGAAAGAGACTAAGCTTATACATGAGATTGATGTTTGTACTTACAACTTCATGATTAAGAATGACGTGAAGCCTAAGATGGACACTACGCCGCAATCTGAGTATGCTGCGTTGCAGACTGTGGTTTACCCGGATAAGATTGTTAATGCTCTTTTTGGGCCGGTAATGAAGGAGATAAATGAGCGCATTCGGTACGCGCTGAAGCCACATGTAGTTTACAACTCTAGAATGAATGCAGATGAGTTAAATCGGACGGTTGAATTTCTGGATCCGGACGAGGATTTACAATCTTTTGAGATAGATTTCTCGAAATTCGACAAGTCAAAGACTTCACTTCATATTCGTGCTGTGATAGAGTTTTATAAGCTTTTTGGCTTGGAGGAGATGTTGGCTTTTCTGTGGGAGAAGTCGCAATGTCAGACCACTGTGAAGGATAGATTGAACGGTATAACAGCTTACTTGTTGTATCAACAAAAATCTGGCAATTGTGATACTTATGGTTCAAACACTTGGTCGGCTGCCTTGGCTCTGCTGGAGACTATGCCTTTGGAGCACGCCAAGTTTATGATCTTTGGAGGTGATGATTCGCTTTTGCTGTTTCCCAAGAAGATCTGTGTAGAGGATCCCTGTAGGAGATTGGCTTCGCTCTGGAACTTTGACTGCAAACTTTTTGATTTTAAGTACAATATGTTTTGCGGTAAGTTCTTGCTGAAAGTTGGTGATAAATGGAAATTCGCTCCGGATCCTATGAAACTGATCACAAAATTGGGGCGGAAAGATATAGTTGATGGTGAGCTCTTGTCTGAGATTTTTGTCTCTATTGGAGACAATTACAGAAGTTACCGTGACTATAGAATTTTGGAGGGTTTGGGACCTGCTTTGCAGGAGCGGTATAGAACAACTGAAGATCCTACGCCCGCTTTGATTGCGTTAAAGAAATATGTCTTTAACTTTAGTTTGTTCGCTAGTGCGTTTAATTATAATGGTAAGTTTGTGGTGAAGAAAGTGAGTAGAGATTTTGACTGGTAGTCGAGTCTCTCGTTGTTTTTGTTCTTACCTCCTACTATATTTAGCTGCACTATGTCGACTAAGAATATTTCAAAAGATGTCACTGGTTCTAGTTACGCTGAAGTGTACAATGGTATGTTGGATGCTATGGCTGAGAAAAATCCTGATGATGAGTCACTGGTTACGAATAGGCAACGTAGTTTCAATGTTGTGAACAAATACGTTGAGAAAGCACTGGTCCAAGACAAGGCAATCACGAAAATGCGTGCCCTATGGACGGAATTCACTGATCGTAATGGCGAAAAAGGAACACCGTATAATATGACTTATAGTTGTGTTCTTTTAAATATAATTCCGACTGTTCCTAAGGGTTATCCTGGTACTGTTGTGGTGAAGTTGATAGACTCTGGATTGTCTTTATTGGACAATGTGATACCTGATCAATCTCAAATGATGGAGTTGGGTATGGGCCCTTGTGTTATGTGTTTCTTCACGAACTACAGCATACCGATCAACGATGTTGGAAGAGCGGTGAACTTGGCTTTCCAAATTGATGCTGAAATGGCGAGCAAGCATATGAGTGTGATGAACGTATATGCATACTGGCATGTGAAAAGCAATTTTCTCTCGTCTTATCCTGAACCGCAGAAGTCTACCGTATCCCAATTAATTTTGGGTTACGATAAATCTCTTACGTTAAAGACGCGGGGTGATGTTCGTCGTTTTGTGGGGAGGTCTTTGAATTTGGCATCGTTGGTTCCTAAGGTTCCTGATCTTTTGCCTGCTCACATAAATGTAAACAAGGAAAATGTTCCTCTACTGCGAAAAGAGGAATTTATCGACTTGACAAAGGCAGAACGACAGAAAGACAAAGATCTGGCTGACTTGAAGGAAAGGAGTAAAATCAGTCAGGCTAGAAATGCTGCTGAAATGAGGCGTCGAGCTTCGAGTCTCTCGGCTGCTGAAGCGGAGAAGACTGCTGCTGCCGATGTTGCAGCGAAGCTAAAGGCGAAGAACGCACCTGATATATCTTTTGGAAATTTTTAGTTTCTTTTTATATACAGTTTCTAAAAACCCAAAAATATTTTGCTTTGTGGTTGTTTAAGGCTGTTGAGGTGGTTTATCGTGGCTCAGACGATACTGAGTAGTGCTTTCCAGTTCACTTAAATAGAACTGGTTGGGCGTATTTCATACGCGATGAGTGTTAGACTCCGAAAAATCTAACGCGGTCTTTGCGATAAAAGACAGTGCTTGATAATTCACTTAAATCGAATTATCGTGTTGGCGCTTCACGGTGCGTTCAAACCGTGAGCTTTCCTCTAGTTTTTATTGATGTGATTTTAAAAAAATCAATATTTGACTATGATGAGGAGCGATTAGGAGTCGCGGTTGCTATGACACAGCAACTAAGAGGGGTGCAAATCCCCCCCCGAACCGGAGGGTTATCCGGCCCA